GCTTTCACCTGCTTTCAAGATTTGTTCATAAAATGTTCACAAAAAATTGCAGAAGAAATTCAGCGAAAACTATTGACAAGCGGAATTTATTCAGCTATAATAGGAGATGTCAAGTGAATAAATTCAGCGAAACAAAAAGGTTTCCGCAGAACAAGTTCTGAAATTGTTGGTGGTACTTCATATTATAGAACTTTGTTCAGCACTTGTCAAGATTTTTCGCTGAATTTATTCTGACAATTTTGTGAAGAAAGGAGATTGGACAGATGTCAGAGTTTGAAAAGAAAGTCAAGAAAGCACTGATTGACAGGAACATGACATTGACTGACCTTGCAGAAGCACTTGGAATTTCACTTTCCTATGTGTCAGACCTGATCAAAGAGAAAAGAACCAATGAAGATCAGCTTGCAAGGATCAAGAATTTCCTGAACCTGTCTGATGAAAGTGACACAGCATGAATGGAAACAGACTTTCAGTCAAAAAGGTTGCTGAATTGATGGGTGCTTCTGAATGGTTCATCAGAAGGGGTTTGCAACTTGGCATGTTCCCTTGGGGATATGCAGTGAAGACATCTTCAAAGTTTACCTATTGGATTTCACCTGTCAAATTCACAGAATGCACAGGAATCAAAGTTTAGAAAGGAAAGGTGAAATGAATGCAGGGATACAAGGTTTTTGAACCTGATTGGACTTGCAGGGGTTTTCAGTATGCAGTGGGTGAAACATTTGAAGAAGATGTTGTTCCTTCCTGTTGCAACAGGGGATTCCACTTCTGCAAGGAATTGAAGGACTGCTTCAACTATTATCCATTTAATCCTGACAATAAGGTTGCAGAAATTGAAGCACTTGGTGACATTGACACTGAAACGGATGACAGCAAGTGTTGCACCAATAAGATCAGGATTGTCAGGGAACTGACATGGGAAGAAGTCTTGAAGTTGGTCAACATTGGGAAAGCCAATGCAGGTTTCTGCAACAGCGGTGACTGCAACAGCGGTGACTGCAACAGCGGAAACAGGAACAGCGGAAACAGGAACAGCGGAAACAGGAACAGCGGTGACTGGAACAGCGGAAACAGGAACAGCGGTGACTGGAACAAAACGAGCTTTTCAAGCGGTTGTTTCAACACCAAGGAAGCAAAGATTTTAATGTTCAATAAACCTTCTGATTGGACATTCAGGGATTGGTGGAATTCAGAAGCAAGAAGTCTGTTGAACAGGATTCAGAAGGATGTTCTTGAATGGGTTTGGTCTGATGACATGACTGATCAGGAAAAAGAAGATCATCCTGAATACAAGACAACAGGCGGTTATCTGAAAGAACTTGATGAATCTGAATGTGGTCAGATTTGGTGGAACAGTCTGACAGACAGGGAAAAGGACATCATCAAGGGACTTCCAAACTTTGATCCTGAAATCTTTGCACAGGTCACAGGTGTCAAGATTGAAGAAGATTGATTTCTTTCAGCACCAACAGGAAGCCTTGACTGGAACAGAAGGTCAGAACAAGGTTGCATACTATTTGGACATGGGACTTGGAAAAACCTTTGTTGGTGCTGAAAAAGCAATGAAACTGAACAAAGACATCCTGATTATATGTCAGAAGTCAAAAATCAGGGACTGGATGGATCATCTTTTCACTTATTACATAGACAGCACAAAGTGTGATGAAACAGGTGCTTGGTGCTATGACCTGACAGACAGAAACGGTTTGGACATGTTCTTTCATTCAAGATACAAGATCAAGATTGGTGTCATCAATTATGAACTTGCTTGGAGAAGGACAGAACTGCTGAAAATGACAGGATTCACAATGATGTTGGATGAATCAAGCCTGATCCAAAATCCATCTGCAAAGCAGTCAAAATTTGTCCTGCAACTGCATCCTGAAAATGTGATCCTGCTGTCAGGAACACCTGTTGGTGGAAAGTATGAAAATCTTTGGACACAGATTCATCTGCTTGGGTGGAACATTTCAGAAGACCTTTATAAAAGGCAATATGTGAATTACACCTTGACAGAAGATGATGGTTCAGGCATCAGGCACAAGATTGTGAACAAAGATGATCCATACAAAAATGTTGACCGCTTGAAGCGGAAAATGTCTGAACATGGTGCAGTATTTATGAAGACAGAAGAAGTTTATGACCTTCCTGATCAGATTTTCACCAAGGTCAAGGTTGAAAAAAATTCTTTATATGGTCAGTTCATGAAGAATTGCATTGTGTATGTGGATGATAACACTGAATTGGTTGGTGACACCACACTGACAAAATTGCTTTATGCAAGACAGTTGTGTGGACAGTATAACAGTGAAAAGTTATCAGCTTTCAGGGACTTGATTCAATCCACAGAAGACAGGTTGATTGTGTTCTATTCCTTTGATGCTGAATTGGAAGCACTGAAAGCAGTCTGCAAGGAATGTGAAAAGCCTGTGTCAGAAGTCAACGGTCACAACAAAGACCTTGAAGCATATGAACAGGAATCCAACAGTGTGACATTGGTGCAGTATAAAGCAGGAAGCAAAGGATTGAACTTGCAGAAGTGCAACAAGATCATTTATTTCACACTTCCCCTGTCATCAGAAGACTTTGAACAGTCAAAGAAGCGGATTCACAGGATTGGACAGGAACAGCCTTGTTTCTATTATCTGATGATCTGCAAGGGAAGCATTGAAGAAAGGATTTTGAAGACTTTGCAGGAAAGAAAGGATTTCACTGATGAATTATTCAGAAAGGAAGGTGAATGTGATGATTAAATGCAAGCAGTCAGGCGGTGCAGAATGTGGAAAAGACATCTGTTGCTTCACCTGTGAACAGAAGGACACCTGTGATTGTGCTTGTTCCATGCTTGATGAATTAAAGGGTTTTGAAGAATGTGAAGATGCAATGGAAGTCACAGAAGAAACTGCACTTGAACTGTTCAACCACAATGAAAAAGCGGTTGCAATCATGAAGCAGATTGCAGAACTGGACAGGCAGAAGAAAGCCTTGGAAGAACAGGACAAGCAGATCAGGAAGCAGTTGACAGATGTCATGTCCTTGTATGGTGTGAAGAATGTGGACAATGACATTCTGAAAATCACCTATATTGCAGAAAGCACAAGGACAACCATTGATTCTGCAAAGCTAAAAAAAGACCATCCTGATATTGCTGAAAAGTACAGCAAGACATCCAAGGTCAGTGCAACGGTCAGAATCAGTGTGAAGGGGTGATGTGATGGCATCTGAAAAGAACTTTGAAAACAGGGTGAAGCGATTCCTGAAAGATGAAGGTTGTTATTTCATCAAATATTGGGGTGGTGGTGAATTTACCAAAGCAGGTGTTCCTGACATCTTGTGCTGTTGCAATGGGTTCTTCATTGGAATTGAAGTCAAGTCAGCAACTGGAAGACCGTCAGCACTGCAACTTCACAATCTGCACCTGATTGATGAAGCACATGGTTTTGGTGTCCTACTTTATCCAAAGGATTTCACCTTGTTTCAAAACTTCATTCAGTGCATTGGTCAGGCATGGGATGAAGGGATCACAGCAAACTATCAAATCTTGAAGAAAGGATGGTGTGAACAATGGGTGAAGTTACACAAGTAGTTTTGATCATTTGTGTGACACTGATCATCTTGGCATGGATCAGCACAAGAGGAAATAACAGAAAGGACAGATAAAGCATGGACAGATTTCATTTTTCAACAGCAGAATGTTTTGAAAATTGTCCTGCAAGATGGTTCTTTCGGTATGGTCAGGGACTGGAAACCTTGGAATCTGATGATCCTGCAAATGCCTTGATTGTTGGAACAGCATTGCACAAGGGTGTGGAAACGGATGTGGAAACAGCACTGCATGAATATTTCATGTCATATCCTGTGATCACTGATGCACACATCAATGAAGCAATCAAACTTGAACACTGGATTCCAAGGGTGAAAGAAACTGTTCCTGATGGACTGCATGAAGTGCAGATGCAGTCTGAATGGTATGAAGGAACAATGGATTTACTTGTTCCCTGCACCAAGCATGATGCAGACCTTCCACATGGTCAGTTTGATTTGTATGATTTCAAATATTCAAACAATCAACAGCACTATATGGAATCAAGACAACTGCATGTTTACAAGTATTTTTGTGAACAGATCACAGGGAAACGGATCAGGAAGATGTTCTTTGTGTTTGTTCCAAAAGTCAACATCAAGCAGAAGAAAACAGAATCCTTGGAAGATTTCAGACAGCGGATTCTGATGACCATGCAGGAACTTGATGTTGAAGTGAAGGAAGTGATTTATGATCCACAGAAGGTCATTGATTTCTTTGAAACCTGCATGAAAATTCAATACACACAGGACTTTGAAAAATGTCAGTCATACCTGTGTGAATGGTGTGAATACAAGGAATATTGTTTGAAAGGAGAAAATCACATGATTTTGCCAAAAGCAGAAAGAAGACGGGTTGGACAGACAACCAAAAGAAAGTTGTGGATTTATGGGGGTGCATTCAGTGGAAAGACAACCTTCATGGATTCTGCACCAATGCCTTTGAACCTGAACACTGATGGAAACATTCAGTTTGTCACAATGCAGTTCCTTCCTATCAAGGACACCTATGAAGGAAGACAGAAGGTGCTTGCATGGGAAAACTTCAAGAAGATCATTGATGAACTGGAAAAGAAGAACAATGACTTCAAGACCATCATTGTTGACTTGCTTGAAGACACATATGAATCTTGCAGGTTATACATGTATGACAAACTTGGAATCACTCATGAATCTGATGATTCTTTCAGGGCATGGGATAAGGTCAGAACTGAATTCCTGTCCACCATCAGAAGGTTGATGAACTTGGACTATGAAAACATTGTTCTGATCAGTCATGAAGACACCACCAAGGACATCACAAGGAAGTCAGGTGACAAGATCACTTCCATTAAACCGAACATTGCAGACAAGGTTGCAAACAAGATTGCAGGAATGGTGGACATTGTTGCAAGGGTTGTGGTGGAAGATGATGACAGCAGGACACTGAATTTCAAATCCAACGAAGTCATCTTTGGTGGTGGAAGACTGAAAGGGATCACCAAGACACAGATTCCCTTGGATTGGGATGCACTGTGTGAAGTCTATGATGAAGCAAATCAGACAGCACAGGATGTCCACAGCAAGCCACAGACAGCGGAAAAGGCAAAGGTGGAAGATTCCCCTGCTGATGAAGAAAACGGTCAGGAGAAGCCACAGGACAAGCCACAGCGGACATCACGCAGGGCAACCAAGACTGCACCTGTTGCTGATGTGGACACTGGAACAGGGACAGTGGTTGGTGCTATGAATCCACCTGAAACTGATGATGAAGATGAAGGTGCTGATTCAGAACAGGGGGAATCAGATGTTCAGGATGCACAGAAGGAAACTGTGAAGAATGCATCCCCTTCTGATGAAGCTGAAAAACCTGCAAGAACACGCAGAACAAGAAAGGTAAGGGGGACTGAATAATGAACAATTTCATGAAACAGCTTGAAGAAAGCGGAATCAAGGACAGCCTGATGAAAGCACTTGAAAAGAATCTTTGTGCAGACATTGCTGAAATCCTTGAATATGAGATCAGCAAGGATGAAAACTTGGAAGATGCATTTCTGTCTGATGCACATGAACTTGCAATGGACTGTGTGTGTTCCGACATTATGCAGGAATTTCTGACCAAGAAGATTCTGAATCCTGAAAAGGTGGAAGAACTTGGTGAAGCACTTGGTCAGGTGGTTGAAAAAATCATTGATGCATTTGGTTCTGTGTTCAATGCACAGAAGAATGACAAAGAATAAGAAAGGATAAAGGTGAATAAAAATGTCAGTATTTGATAAGTGGAACAAAGCAATTGATGTGGAAGGTCTTGCAAAGGACACCAAGGAAGTTGAAGCCAATGGTGGAACAGGTGAATATGCTGAAATCCCTGTTGGTACATATGAAGTCAAGATTGAAAAGATGGAACTGAAAGAATCTTCCAAGGGTGATCCAATGTTCAGTGCATGGTTCAGGATCATTGCAGGGGACTATGAAAATCAGCTTCTGTTCATGAATGCGGTCATCACACAGGGTTTTCAGATCGGCAATGTCAACCGCTTCTTGCGTTCCTTGGATGCGACAGACACAGTGGAATTCAAGGACTATGCACAATACAATGACCTGATCATGGACATCATGGAAGGGATTGAAAAAGCAGGTCTTGAATATCTGATTGAATACAAGAAGAACAAGAAGGACTTTCCTGTTTATACGGTCAAAAAAATCTATGAAAATTAAAGAAGGGCGGTGATGATTGATGGTGTTCTATGATTTTGAAGTGTTCAAATATGATTGGTTGGTTGTCATTTTGGACATGGACAATCAGAAAGAACATGTCATCATCAACAATCCTTCTGAACTGGAAGCATTCTATCAGGATCATGTGTCTGACATATGGGTGGGATTCAATTCAAGGGGATATGACCAATTCATCTTGAAATCAATCCTTTGTGGGTTGAATCCCAAAGAATGCAATGACCACATAATTCTGAAAGGTTTGTCAGGTTACAGTTTTTCAGGTCAATTCAGGAAGTTCCCTTTGAACAACTATGATGTGATGCAGAATATTGACAGGGGACTGAAAGTCTTTGAAGGGTTCATGGGAAACAATATCAAAGAAACATCAGTCCCCTTCGATATTGACAGGAAACTGACTGATGAAGAAATTGAACAGACTGTGTTCTATTGCAGACATGATGTGGAACAGACAGTGTTGGTCTTCATTGAAAGGAAGTCTGATTTTGAAGCACAAATGGAACTTCTGAAAATGTATAACATGCCTTTGTCCTATATAAACAAGACCAAGGTGCAGTTGTCAGCAGAAATTCTTGGTGCAACAAAACACACCTATGATGATGAATTTGACATTGCACTTCCACCTTGTGCAAGGGTGGAAAAATACACAGATGTTCCTGCATGGTTCATGAATCCTGAAAATCACACATACAAGAAAGGCAATAAGGCAAACAAACTTGAAAAAATCATGGCAGGAATACCAATCACCTTTGCATGGGGTGGTGTTCATGGTGCAAAAGAATCCTATCATGATCAGGGATATTTCATCAACATGGATGTTGGTTCACTATATCCCACAATTGACTGTCTTTATCCTGAATACTGCTTTTCAAGGTCTGTGTCAGATGAAGGTCTGAAAAGATACAAGGAAATTTTGCAGTTCAGACTTCAACTGAAAGCAGAAGGAAAGAAGAAGGAACAAGCACCATTCAAGATTGTTCTGAATGGAACATATGGTGCAATGAAGGACAAGTTCAATAAACTGTATGATCCAAGGGGTGCAAACAACACCTGTGTCTTTGGTCAGATTTTGGTTGGTGTGGACTTGCTTGAACGCTTGGAAGGTGTGTGTGAAATCATTCAGGTGAACACTGATGGAATCCTGATAAAAATGCACAGATATGAAGACTTTGAACTGATTGATGACATTGCTTTTGAATGGGAACAAAGAACAGGGTTGTCCCTTGAATTTGATGATTATGGATGGGGTGAAATCTTCCAAAAAGATGTCAACAATTATCTGATCATTGATGAATGGGGACATTACAAGTCCAAAGGTGCATATGTCAAAGGACTTGGAACACTTGACTATGATCTTCCAATTGTGAACACAGCATTGGTTCAGTACATGACCAAGGGTGTTCCCCTTGAAACAACAATCCTTGAATGTGATGATCTGAAAGAGTTTCAGCAGGTCAAGAAGATTTCAGGAAAGTATGACTGTATCTTTCATGGTGGGACTTTTTCTGAAAAACAGATCAGAACAAAGACAGGAACAAAGAAGAAAATCAAGGTTTACAACAATGATGGTGTCAACATCAAGGAAAAGTGTGTCAGGGTGTTTGCAAGCCTGAATCACCATGATGGAACACTTTACAAGAAGCATTCCATCACAGGCGGTGTTGCAAAGATTGAAAACTGTCCTGATCACTGCTTCATCTTCAATGATGCTGTCAATGATGTCAAATGTCCTGAACTGCTTGACAAGCAGTGGTATTTGGACATTGCAAAAGACAGACTGAAAGGATTTGGTGTTGCACTATGAAAATAAATGACAGAAGGAAGGTGATGATTTGGAATTATTCAAAGGGTTTGTGAAGACCAAAGACAAGAAATGCACAGAAAAATTCAAGAATATTCCTGCATCAGACCTTCACACTTATGAAGAAGTGAAAGACCTTCCTGAATATGCAGGAATCCTTGGTCAAGACACAATCCTGATTGATGTGGATGACATGGGACAGTCTGAAATCCTGATGCAGATTGTGGAAGACAGACAGCTTGATTGCAGGGTTTATCAGACCACAAGGGGAAGACACTTCTTGTTCAGAAATAAGGGGGTGGATCAGTGTTTCACACATGTGAAACTTGCTTGTGGTCTGACAGCAGACATCAAGGTTGGTGTCAAAAACAGCTATGAAATATTGAAGTTCAACGGTGAAGAAAGGTTCATTGAATGGGATGTTGAAGATGGTGTGGAATATCAGGAACTTCCATCATTCCTGATCCCTGTGAAGTCCAAGATGGAATTCTTGGACATGGAAGCAGGTGAAGGAAGGAATTCAGCACTGTTTGGATATGAACTTGTTCTGCAAAGTGCAGGTCAGTCCCCTGATGAAGCAAGGGAAACAATCAAGCTGATCAATCACTATGTGCTGTCTGATCCGCTGTCTGATGATGAAATTGACACCATCACAAGAGATGAAGCCTTTGCAAAGCCTGTGTTCTATCATGGAAAGACTTTTCTTCACAATGTGTTTGCACAGTATTTGAAATCACAGTTCCATGTGAAAAGGATCAATGGTCAGCTTCATGTGTATGATGCAGGAATATATGTGTCAGGGTACAGAATCATTGAATCCAAAATGGTTGAAGTGATCCCAAACTTGAAAGCGACACAAAGAACCGAAACACTGAAATTCTTGGAAATATCCACACCTGTGAATGAACAGGATTCAGATGCAAAGTTCATTGCTTTCAGGAATGGAATATTTGACCTTGAACATGAAGAACTGCTTCCATTCAGTCCTGAATACATAATCACAAACAAGATTCCTTGGGACTTCAATGGAAACGCATATTCAGAACTTGCGGATGTCACGCTGAACAAGATTTCCTGCAATGACTGTGACATCAGACACCTGTTGGAAGAATGCATTGGATATTGCTTTTTCAGACAGAATGAACTGTCCAAGTCTTTCATCCTGACAGGGCAAGGAAGCAACGGAAAGTCAACCTTCTTGGACATGGTGAAGACAGTCCTTGGAAGAAACAACTATGTGTCGCTTGATCTTGATGAATTGTCAGAGAAATTCAGCACCACAACCATGTTTGGGAAACTTGCAAATATTGGTGATGACATCAGTGATGAATTCCTGCAAGGGAAAGCAATTAGTCAGTTCAAGAAGATTGTATCAGGGAATGACATCAAAGCAGAAAACAAGGGACAGGATGTCTATTTCTTCAAGCCAACTGTGAAACTGTTGTTTTCTGCAAATGAAATTCCAAGGGTGCGGAACAAGGGATTTGAAGCAATAAAAAGAAGGTTGGTCATCATTCCCTTCAATGCAAAGTTCAGTAAAGATGATCCTGATTTTGATTCAGGCATCACATGGAAGCTGAAAAAACAAGATGTTGCTGAATACCTGATCCAACTTGGTTTGCAGGGGTTGAAGCGGATTCTTGAAAATCAGGGATTCACCACTTCAAAGAAAGTGCAGGATGAACTGGATTCTTTTGAAAGGGACAACAATCCAATTCTTCTGTTCCTTGAAGAAGTGGAAGATTATGAAATTCTGAATAACGAAACCAAGGAAGTCTTTGCAAGATATGACACTTTCTGTCATGAAAACGGATTCACCAAGGTTGCAATGCAGACATTCAGCAAGGAAATCACAAGACACCTTGACTGCAAGATTGCAGACAAAAAGATCAAAGGAAGGAAGTGCAGAATCTTTGTCAGGAAGGAAAAAGAAGATCAGGGTGAATGACACTGTGAAATTGATGTTTATGATTGGATTGCTGATCACTTGCATTTTGTGGTTGAACTATCCATTCATAGATCAGGAAGCAGTGGAAGAAATGAACAAGATGGAACTTCACTATGATGCAGATGATTATTTCATCATGGTGAATGAATCAGAAGGTTTGCTTGGTGTCTATAAGGCAACCACACCAATCAGACATTTCAGGTGCAAGGTTGCGGATGATGAACAGGTTGACTTTCTTGTGGTGGAAGTTACTGCATTGACACAATGCGGTGTGACTTTGAGAAGACAAGACCTGACATGGATTCTTGACAACTGTCCTGACTGGACACCTGTTCTGATATATCAGGGATAGAAAGGAAGGTTGAAATGATTGATGAAACAGCAAGCAAGCAAGCAAGCAAGCAAGCAAGCACAAAGTGATGATTGGAAGGGCGATTCACACAGCATATATGTCACTTTGGGTGCATCCAATCACACAGAAAAGGACAGACAATCAAATGATTATTATGCAATAGAACCGCTTGCAATGGAACTTCTGCTTGCAGAAGAAGATTTTTCTTCTGTCATTTGGGAATGTGCTTGTGGTGAAGGACATCTGTCAAAGGTTTTGGAACAACATGGTTTTGAAGTCATCAGCACTGATTTGATATATAGGGGGTTTGGTGATCCTGAACCAATGGATTTCTTGAAGGAAACCTTTGATGACTTTGAAGGTGACATCATCACCAATCCACCATATAAATATGCACTGGAATTTGTTCAGCAAGCATTGAACAGTGTGCAGGAAGGTCACAAGGTTGCAATGTTCCTGAAATTGCAGTTCTTGGAAGGAAAAGCAAGGAAGACATTTTTCAAAGAAAATCCACCAAAAACAGTCTATGTCAGTTCATCAAGGCTGATCTGTGCAATGAATGGTGAATTTGAAAAATATCCTTCAAGTGCTGTTGCTTATGCATGGTTTGTGTGGAAGAAAGGATTCAAAGGTGATCCTGTCATCAAGTGGATAAATTAAGAAAGGAAATGAAAATGACTGCTAATGAATATCAGAAAAATTGTATGAAGTTTGCATCACAGGTCAGCACTGCAACCAAAGACAATCTTCTGTTGCAGGGTGTGATGGGGATGAACGGTGAAGCAGGTGAAGCAATTGACATTGTGAAGAAATATCTGTTTCATGGTCATCCCTTGGACAAGGATCACCTTGCAAAAGAACTTGGTGATGTCCTTTGGTACATAGCAACCACAGCAGAAGCACTTGACATTGACCTGCACACCATCATGCAGATGAACATTGAAAAACTGTCTGCAAGGTATGGTGAACAGTTCAGCACAGATGCAAGTCTGCACAGAAAGGATGGTGACATATAATGCAATTACATATCAAGTGGGACACAGGTCATATGACCATAAATTGTGAAGCATTCTTCCCTGCACCACAGAACAAGCTGAATGTTCTTTTGAAAACCATCAATCTTGATTGGGAACACAAAGATGACATTCTGAATCAGATGATGCAGTTTTTGAAGGATTTGGAACAGCAAACAGAAGCGAAAAAGGTAGAAATCAAGTCAGAGTATTCCAAAGAGTATCAGAAAATGAAGGACTTGGAACACCTGATCAGTGATTGCAGACATCCAAACGGTGTTCCAATCAGCAAGGTGGAAATGAAGACCGCAAAGGCAGACCTGAAAGAACAGAAGAAGGTGGTCAGCGGTTTGGAAGAATCCTTTAAGCGGTCTTCAAAGATAGCACAGAAAGCAAGGGTGAATCAGGAAATCATTGCACAGAAGATGTGAATGGTTCTTGGTGGGTTCTTGGTGAAAGAAAGCACCTTGAACCGCTTGAAAGCCTTATTTCACAAGGGTTTTTAAGTTGCGGTTCTTGCAGTTCTTGGTGAAACCTATATTTTCAAAAAATTTCAAGAAAAAATAAAAATCAGATAGAAAAAATTTTTTCCTTGAAAAAATAAAAGAATATAGAAATAGCAGGGACAGCAAGAACCGCTTGAACTGTTTTTCATGATTTCCCTTGAAACATAAGGGTTTGAAGCGGTTCAAGGTCAGCGGTTCAAGCAGGAACTGATGAAGGAAGGTGATGTGTTTGATTTTAGATGACATCAGGCGGTTGAAAAAGAAAATAGACCGCTTGCAGATGAAAGTTGAATGTTTCAGTACATACAAAGGAATAAAGTATGAAGCTGATCATGTGCAGTCTTCCCCTGATCCACATGCAGGTGAAAAACTGATCATCAATCATATAATGGATGAACAGTACCTTGAAAGACTGAAACAAGAACAAAAAGACCTGATTTCACAGGTTGACATGAAGCAATTCACTGATAGACAGCAGGAATTTATCAGGCTTTTCTATTTTCAAGGTCTGACACAGACACAGTGTTGCAAATTCCTGAAAATCAAGATCAGTGCAGTGTGCAGATTGAAAAAAAGAGTTGTTCACAAAATGTTTGCAGAAGAAATTCAGCAAAGGTCTTGACAGTAAAGTGAATAAATGATATAATTGTAAAGTGAAGAAGTCTGAACAGAACCAAAGGTTCTGTTCTTTCTTTTTGCCGAAAATCTGATGAAAGGGGGTTGCAATTGTGTATGACACCAAAACAGAAAAGATTTTGTCTTGAATATGCCAATTCAGGCAATGCAACAGAATCTGCAATCAAAGCAGGCTATTCACAAAAAACTGCATATAGCATTGGACAGGAAAACCTGAAAAAACCTGAACTGCAAAAATTCCTTCAAGAACTTGCTGATCAGATGGCATCTGCAAAGATTGCAACCGCAAAGGAAATGCAGGAAGTCCTGACATCCATCATCAGACAGGAACTTGATGAAGAAGTCATTGTTGTTGAAGGTTGCGGTGATGGGATCAGTGAAGCAGTCACCAAGACCAAGAAACCATCCACAAGGGATGCAATCAAAGCGATTGAAACGCTTGCAAAAATGCAAGGCATCTTTGACACCAAAACAAATGTCAATTTGGTCATCCCTGTGTTTGGTGGTGAAGATGATCTTGAAGAATAGGGGAAAAGGTAAAGGGAACATAAAAGCACAGCATAAAAGAAGGAAGGAAAGGTTGAAAAACAGACCACCAAAGCAGGATGAAAAAGTTCTTCTGATTGATGGGAATTTTTCTTTTTATCCTGATGGTTATTGCAAATATTATGGTGCATTCCTGACACAAGGTCTGATTGACACACACAGGTGTCTGCACAGAAATTGTCCAAGATTCAAGGAAGTGAATGCTGATGAAGAAAAAGAAGATTTACCTTCCTGACATAATCGGAAAAGGTTATAAACAATTTTGGAACTATAAAGGCAGATACAGAGTTGTCAAAGGAAGTCGTGCTTCCAAGAAGTCAAAGACAACTGCACTTTGGTACATATATAACATGATGAAATATCAAGGTGCAAACACTTTGGTTGTCAGAAAGACTTTCAGAACCTTGAAAGATTCCTGCTTCACTGAATTGAAATGGGCAGTTCACAGATTGTGTGTTGACCATTTATGGGAATTCAAGGAATCACCACTTGAAGCAACCTATGTTCCCACAGGACAGAAGATATATTTCAGGGGGTTGGATGATCCGCTGAAAGTCACATCCATCACTGTTGATGTTGGAAACCTTTGTTGGATGTGGATTGAAGAAGCATATGAAATCATGAATGAATCTGATTTTGACATGCTTGATGAATCCATCAGGGGTGAATGTCCTGATCCGCTGTTCAAACAGATAACATTGACCTTCAATCCTTGGAATGAAAGACATTGGTTGAAGAAGCGGTTCTTTGACAAAGCAGATGATGATGTTCTTGCAATGACAACCAACTATCTGTGCAATGAATGGTTGGACAAGACAGACCTGAATCTGTTTGAGAAGATGAAGAAGAACAATCCAAGAAGATATGCAGTTGCAGGTCTTGGTGGATGGGGTATTGTTGAAGGTCTTGTCTTTGAGAATTGGAAGGAAGAAGAATTCAGGTTCATCACAAAGAAGGAAGCAGATGAAGGTCAGCAGGGTGTGATCAAGGACAACCTGAAACCTGCATTTGGTCTTGACTTTGGATATACCAATGATCCTTCTGCATTCTTTTGTGGTCAGCTTGATCTTCAAAATAAGAAGTTGTATGTGTTTGATGAATTCTATGAAAAGGGGATGTCAAACAAAGCGATTGCAGACAAAGTTGCAGAAATGGGATTCAGGAAGGAAAGGATCACAGCAGACTGTGCTGAACCAAAGTCCATTGATGAACTGAACACCTTCCACCTGCATGTGACAGGTGCAAAGAAGGGAAAGGACAGTGTGAACAATGGCATTCAGTGGATTCAGGAACTTGAAATCATAGTTCATCCAAGGTGTGTGAATTTCTTGACTGAAATCAGCAATTACACATGGGACACAGACAAGTTTGGAAAGAAGCTGAATGTTCCAATTGATGACTTCAATCATCTGATGGATGCAATGCGGTATGCACTTGAAAAATTCATACTTGGAAACAAGTGGATATATTAAAGGGTGAAATTATGAAGGTCAAAGTCAATGGTTACACATTCAATGTTGAATTGGTCAAAGGTGATATTGAAAAGATGAATCCTGACAAGGATCATTATAATCTTGGTTTGACAGAATATGTTGAAGGTGTCATCAGTATCAGGGATGATCTGAATGAAAAAACAATGCGGTCAACTGTGATTCATGAATTGGTTCATGTTTTCATGTTTGCATATGGCTATGAAGTGGACTGTGAAGAAAGCATGTGCAACTTCTTTGGTTCACAGGGTGACAGGATCATTGACCTGACAAATAAAATTATGAAAGGGGTGAAAGGAAATGCTGTCAGAAGCTGAAATTCTTCAATTTATCAATGAAGACAAGGTGTCCACAAAGAAACATCTTGCAGAAGTTGGTCAAAAGTATTATGAAGCGGAACATGACATTCTGCAATATAGGGTGTTTTATTACAATGCAGATGGAAAACTTGTGGAAGATACAAGCAGGGCAAACATCAAGATTCCACATCCCTTTTTCACTGAATTGGTGGATCAGTGTGTTCAGTACATGCTTTCAGGCAAAGATGGATTTATCAAGACAGATATTCCTGAATTGCAGGAAAGGCTTGATGAATATTTTGATGATGACTTCAATTCAGAACTGAATGATGTCCTGACAGGTGCAGTCAGCAAAGGTTTTGATTATATGTATGCATACATGAATGCAGATGGGAAGCTGTCTTTCCAACATGCTGATTCAATGGGTGTGGTTGAAGTCAGGGCAAAAGACACTGATGATGGTTGTGAATATGTCATTTATTGGTATATTGACAGAATTGCAAAAGAAAACAAGCTGATCAAAAGGATTCAGGTTTGGGATTCACAGCAAACAACTTTCTATGTTCAGGAAGAAGAAGGAAAGCTGATTCTTGATGAAAAGGAAAAGCTGAATCCAAGACCACACATCACCTACAAAAAAGATGGTGATGATGCAACCTATTATGAAAACTTTGGATTCATACCATTTTTCAGGTTGGACAACTGCAAGAAGCAATGGTCAGGTCTGAAACCAATCAAGGCATTGATTGATGACTATGACATGATGTCTTGTGGTTTGTCCAATAACATTGCAGACTTTGATCATCCGCTTCATGTGGTCAAAGGCTTCCAAGGTGACAACCTTGAAGAACTGCAACAGAACTTGAAGACCAAGAAGATGATTGGTGTGGATGACACAGGCGGTGTTGAAGTTCATACCATTGATATTCCCTATCAGGCAAGACAGGCAAAGATGCAGGAAGATGAAAAGAACATTTACAGATTTGGAATGGGATTCAATTCTGCACAGTTGGGTGATGGGAATGTGACAAATGTGGTTATCAAGTCAAGATATGCACTGCTTGATCTGAAATGCAATAAACTTGAAATCAGACTGAAACAGTTCCTGAAAAAGATTTTGAAGGTTGTCCTGAAAGAGATCAACAAGATTGATGGAACTGACTATCAGATGAAGGACATTTGGTTTGACTTTGAAAGAGAAGTCATGACCAATGCTTCTGATAATGCCTTGATTGAAAAGACAGATGCAGAAACACAGCAGATCAAGGTCAACACCATTCTGAATGTTGCACCTGTCCTTGACAATGATTCCATCATTCAAGCATTGTGTGAAATCTTGGAATTGGACTTTGATGATGTTCAAGGCAAGTTGCAGGAACAGGAAGAAACAGAACAGGCTGAACAGATTCTGAATGGGATTGTTCCTGATGACACAGGCGGTGATGTAGTTGAATAAAAGACAGTTGATTGTTCAGAAGCAGTTTGTCAAGGATGAAAAAGCGGTCATCAGGGAACTGAAACATGAATATTCCAAAGCACTTGCAGAAATCAATGACAGGATCAAGGTTCTGCAAGCGAAAAAGGAAACACAATCACAGATTTATCAACTGCAATACCAATTGGGATTAAGACAGCAGATTTCCAAAATCCTTGATGATATGCGGTCAAATAATTATCAGACTGTTCAGGCATACCTGAATGGATGTTATAAAGAAGGTTTTGTTGGTGCAATGTATGATCTTCAAGGTCAGGGAATTCCACTTGCATTCCCTATTGACCAAAATCAAGCAGTCAAGGCGGTTCAGCTTGATTCCAAGATCAGTCAAGGCTTGTATTCAAGAATGGGGGTTGATGTCAATGACTTAAAAAAGCGGATTTCAGATGAAATTTCAAGGGGAATTTCAACAGGAAGATCATATCAACAAATTGCAGGAAGTCTTCAATGGTGTGTCAATGGTGATTACAACAAAGCAATCCGCATTGTTAGAACAGAAGGTCACAGGATTCAGAACCAATCCGCGCTTGATGCAATGCACAAGGCGGTGAATGTCGGTGCAAAGATCATGAAACAGTGGGATTCAACTTTGGATGGAAGCACAAGAGAAACACACATTGAACTTGATGGACAGGTGGTTGGAATTGATGAAGAATTTGTCATTCCATCCACAGGTGCAAGGGCAATGTTTGCAGGTGGGTTTGGTGATCCATCAGAAGACTGCAATTGCAGATGTTGCATTCTTCAAAGGGCATCTTGGAACATGGATGACTACAATGCAACCAAGATGGACAATGAATCAGGTCTTTTGGTGGAATTCAAAGAAAAAAATTATCAATCTTTCAAGGATTCATACTTTGCAAAGGTTGGTGGTTGATCATCAGGTGCTGATGTAAAATGCACTTGTCCTGAATATGACATTAAACTGTTCTTTTTGTATGTCAAAACATCAGGGATGATGTCAAACATCCACTTCAATCAGTGCATGACATAACATGTAAAAATTGTATGAAAGGAAGGAAATGACAATGACATTACAAGAAATTTTGAAATCACAGGGACTTTCTGATGAACAGATTGAAAAGGTGACAGGTGAAATGAAGCAGAACAAGATTTTCCTTGCAGATGAAGAAAATCTTGGAATCAGATACAAGAAGTTAAAGGATGACCATGATGCACTGACAAAACAGCATGGTGAAGCAACAACTTTGATTGAAGAACTGAAAAAGGGCAATAAAGGCAATGAACAGTTGCAGTCCAAAATCACTGCTTATGAAACACAGGTTGCTGATCTTCAAGCTGAATTGGAAAAAACCAAGGTTGAAAGTGCAATCAAGGTTGCACTGCTTTCAGCAAAAGCACTGGATGTGGATTATCTCACATTCAAGCTGAAAGAAAAAGGGGAAATGAAGTTGGATGATCAGGGAAACATCAAGGGGATTGATGACATGATTGCAGGTCTGAAAACACAGTTCCCCACACAGTTTGAAACTGCATCCCAAAAGAAGATTGAAGAACACAAACTTCCAAATGGTGACGATAACAAGAAGATCAGTCAGGAAGACTTCAATAAAATGGGGTATCAGGACAGACTGAAAGTCTACAATGAAAATCCTGAACTTTACAATGAACTTTCAGGACACAAAACAGATTAAAGAAAGGAAAAGTGAATTATTATGGCTAACGATGTAACTACTATTGCAAAAATGGTCAATCCGCAGGTCATGGCGGACATGATTTCTGCAAAGATCAAGGAAAAGATTGTTGTGACACCTTTTGCAAAGATTGACACCACCTTGCAGGGCAGGGCAGGTGACACTGTGACTGTCCCTTCCTACAAGTACATTGGTGATGCAGAAGATGTTGCGGAAGGTGTGGAGTGCGGTACTGTATTCCTTGAAACTTCCACTGAAACCTTCACCATCAAGAAGGCAATGAAGGCTGTTGTTCTGACGGATGAAGCGGTGCTGTCTGGTTATGGGAATCCTGTTGGAGAAACCAACACACAGCTTGCAAAATCCATTGCTTCCAAGGTTGACAATGATGCTATGGAAGCACTTGGAAAAGCACAGATGAAATATTCCAAGGATGCTGAAAAGCTGATTTCCTATTCTGGAATTGTCAGTGCAATTGATCTGTTTGAAGAAGAAGTGCAGTCTGACAAGGTGATGTTCATTCATCCGAAACAGATTACACAGCTTCGTCTTGATCCTGACTTTATCAGCGCGGACAAGTACAACAATACTGTCATGATGCGTGGTGAAATCGGCATGATTGCAGGTGTCAGAATTGTTCCTTCCAAAAAGGTCAAAGCATCTGAAAGCAAATATGCGTGTCCGATTGTCAAGCTGAACAATGACAGTGAAACAGAAGATGATGCACCTGCACTGACCATCTTCTTGAAGCGTGACACCAATGTTGAAACTGAAAGAAAGTCCCTTGCAAGGGAAACTGCAATCAGTGTTGACAGAATCTATGGTGTTTCCATCACCAATCAGGCAAAGGTCATGATTGCAGAATTTGCTGAATCTGTTGATGCGTAAATCGGCAATTTTGTGAAAGGCGGTGAATCAAAATGATTGTTACAGTTGAAGAAGTGATGTCCCTTCCTGAATTTGCAACTATGAATGAAAATCAGGTGCAGAAGAAACTTGATGCATTGGAAGTTCTGATCAGGAAGTACACCAACAACAACTTCCAAAACAGACACATCAGATTTTCCGCTTCAAGCCTTGAAAAGAAAGTTTGGGGGTGTCATCCATTCATCAGGGTGGGTGACACCATCCAAATTTCTGAATCAAAGGTCAATGATGGACTGTATGTTGTCAAAGAAATTGGTGAAGACAATATCACAGTTGACAAAGACCTGTTCCCTGTTGACCACAACCTTGTGACAAAGATTGAATATCCTGTTGATGTTCAGCAGGGTGTCATTAAACTGTTGCAGTGGGAAGTGGAAAGCATGAACAGAATTGGAATCAAATCAGAAACACTTTCAAGGCATTCAGTGACTTACTTTGACCAAGACAAAAACAATCAAGTGATGGGATTTCCTGTGTCCCTGCTTGGGTTCTTGGAGATTTACAAGAAAGCAAGGTTTTGACAATGATTGGTGGAAACATCACAGCGGTCTTGCAGGTGAAGGATGAAGGAAAGAAGAATGCTATTGGTGAAATGGATCATGTGTGGAAGGATGTTCTTGAACTGAAAGGATGGTTGGACTATCAGGGCGGTCAGAACAGTTTGAACACATTTGATGCAAAGGTGCAAGAAACCACACACATTTTCATGTGTGACTTCAAGCAGTTATCAACTAAATGGCAATGGAATCCCTTCAACCTTGTCAGTGGTGTCATTGATATACAGGATGAAAAAATTGATTTGACATCAGAGAATGCAAGAATGGTGGTCAATGGGATTGTCTATAACATTCTGATGATTGATGATCCAATGGGGATGCACAAACACCTTGAAATATATCTGAAATATGTTGGGGGTGGTCTTGGTGTCTAATGGTATTCAATTTGATGATTATTCAGTGCAAGTCAAGACCGCATTGAAGGACACTGCGCTTGGATTTCTTGAAGAAGTTGGTGGTGAAGTTGAAGCACAGACTAAAAGGAATTGTGCAGTGGTCACAGGCAAAACCAAAGGATCATTTCAGCATTCGGTGGATGAAGGTTCACTGACAGTTGCAATTGGTTCAGATTATGAAAATGCTATTTGGGAAGAATTTGGAACAGGTATATATGCATTGAACGGTGATGGAAGAAAGGATGTCCCTTGGACATATTATGATGAACAAGGTGAAAAGCACAGAACTGTTGGTAAACATCCAAAGCGGATGTTGTGGAATGCATTTCAATCCCTGCAAGCGAAAATTCAACAGATAGCAGAAGAAAGGTTTGGTGGTTTGGGATGACAGTTGAAGCATTGCAATACATCAATGACTGCATGGAATCCCTGTCCATACCTTATGAATTCATGCAGTGGACAAAAGACCTGTCTTTTCCGTATTTCATAGGGGAATACACAGAAGTTGAACCGCTTGACGAAAGCGGAAAGGAACAGGGAACACTGATGTTGACAGGCACAACGAACAAGAACTATTTATCACTGGAATCCATAAAGGAAAAGTTGAAAGAATACTTTCCCTATGATGGAAGGACAGCAATTCTTGACAACGGTTCAGGGATTGCTGTTTCATTTTCCACAGCATTTCCTGTTCCCACAGGTGAACAGGGACTGTTCAGAATTCAAATAAACCTGAATATTCAAGAATGGAGATGTAATTGAACATGAAAGCAGGAAAGACAGGTGTGACGAAAGACACACCAAAAAGCATTATGTTTGGTGCAGGTACAATCCACAAAGGTCTGAAATATGCAGGTTCTTCTTGGAACTTTGAAGAATCTTGCATTGGTGCGACACAGGGCGGTTCTAAAATCACCATTACACCTGAATTTGTGGATGTGGAAGCTGATGGTGCATTGGTAAAGGTCAAGGGATTGAAGGTCAAGACAGGTGAAACTGCAAGCATGGAAATCAATCTTCTTGAACTGACCAAGGATGTCATCAAGGATGCATTGGTTGCCAAAGATGGGACTTCTGCTGATGAAAGCTATGATGTGATTGAAAGCAAGGCAGACCTTGCAGAAGGTGATTATTATGAAAATATTGCCTTTGTGGGAAAGAACCTTGCAGGAAAGAACATCATTGTGATCCTTGACAATGCACTTTGCACAAGCGGTCTTGAAACGGAAGGGAAGAACAAAGAAGCAGGTGTTGGAAAATACACCTTTGAATGTCATGCTGATCTTGACAGTGAACTTGACACACTTCCCTATCATATCTACTATCCGAAAACACTTGCATGATGAAAGGGGTGTAAATTATGAAGGTTAAAGTTATCAGGGAATTCACTGACATTCACACAAGGAAAATTCACAGACTGGATGAAGTCTTTGAATGTGATGAAGCAAGGCTGAAAGAAATTCAGTCTGTCAGCAAAAGACTTGTAAAAGTCATTGATGAACCGAAACAGGATAAGAAACAGGAAAAGAAAGGTGAATGATCATGAATGAAACAACCACTTTTGAATTGAGAAAGTTAAAATCTGATGATGTCTTCCCTATGTTCAAGATCATCAGCAAGATTGGACTGAAAGAAATCAAGGAAAGTCTTGATCCTGCAACGCTTGGAAAGATTGCAAAGGCTTTTCAGGATGACAACAAAGATGTCAAGGGGGATGACCTGATTTATTCCATTGGGTTCAGTGTTGTCCTTGATCTTGCACAGATTGTCATTGCAAATATTCCTGCTTGCAAGAAAGAGATTTACACCTTGCTTGCACAGGTCAGCGGTATGACGGAAAAACAGATTGGTGATCTTGACATGGTGACATTCACTGAAATGATTGTTGCTTTCTTCAAGAAGGATGAATTCAAGGATTTTATTGGGGTTGTTTCAAAATTGTTCAATTAGGTGACATGAAGATGATGGACTTGCTATTCAGAGAATATGCAAGTCCATTTTCTTTGCTTGATGCTGTCATTGCATCAGGAAGGTTCACTGATTGGATTGACCAATTCCTTGAATCACACAAAGAAAAGATTCAGTGGGAACATTGGTTGCACAAAATTTATGAAAAAACATGGTCTGACTACCTTGAAGAATTCAAGAATCAGGAAAAGACAACCATTGACCTGATGAACACTGCATCATGGGACAAGTCAGACATTGAAACAACCATCCAAGAATCCTATACCATGATGCAAAACTTTATTCCTGATGAAAGGGGGACTGAATAAATGGATTTGTTCAAACTTGTGGGAACAATTGCAATCAACAATTCTGATGCAAACAGTCAGATTGAAGGAACAACTGAAAAAGCGGAAAAATTCAGTTCAAAGCTGTCATCAGGGATTGGGACTGTTGCAAAGTGGGGAACTGCTATTGTGGGCGGTGCAACGGTTGCAGGAACTGCATTGGTTGGTTTTGCAACCAAGTCTGCATCCACAGCAGACCACATTGACAAGATGTCACAGAAAATTGGTATATCAAGACAGGCATATCAGGAACTTGATTTCATCTGTTCACAGTCAGGAACATCTGTTGATTCTTTGCAAATGGGTATCAAAAGCCTGACAACTGCAATGGATGGTGCAAAGAATGGAACTGCTTCCAATGTGGAACAGTTTGAAAGACTTGGTGTTGCTGTCACAAACAGTGATGGAACATTCAGAAGTCAGGAAGAAGTGTTCTTTGACACCATTTCTGCACTGCAAGGAATTGATGACCAAACTGAAAAGGCAAGGCTTGCAACTGAACTGTTTGGAAGATCAGGAACTGAACTGATGCCACTTCTGAATGGTGCATCAGGAAGCATTGATGAAATGCGTCAACAGGCACATGATCTTGGTTTGGTGCTTGATGATGAACTGATTGACAACGGTGTGAACCTGACTGACAGTCTTGATCAGACCAAAAGGGCATTTGCAAGCATAGGAACACAACTTGGTGCTTCCCTGATGCCTATTGTAGAACAGGCTTCTGACTATATTCAGCAAGCACTTCCTTCCATTCAGGCATTGATTGGAAGATTAGCACCTATAATTACAAATCTTCTGTCAAGCATTCTTCCCCCTTTGATGGAACTTGCAGAAGCAATTTTCCCTGTGTTGATGGACTTGATTGAAAGCCTGATCCCCCCTGTCACACAGATTGTGGAAGCGATTCTTCCAATCATAGTCCAATTGATTCAGATGTTGCTTCCACCAATTGTGCAGATTGTGCAAGCAGTCCTTCCAATCCTTGTGCAGTTGATTTCTGCACTGCTTCCACTACTGCAACCAATTTTGGAACTGTTGCAACCGCTGATTGATTTGCTGATGGTTCTGCTTGAACCACTGATTGAACTGTTGAACTTGATCCTTCCACCTTTGATCCAAATCATCACACAGGTGGTGCAGGTCATTGTGTCGGTTCTTCAACCTGTCATTGAAGCACTTGCACAGGTTCTTGGTGATGTGCTTGGTGTTGCGTTTGAAGCAATCGGTCAGGTGGTCAAGGCGGTGGTGTCTGCAATCAGCGGTGATTGGTCAGGCTTGAAGGATGCACTGTCAAACATTTGGAATGCAATCAAATCTGTTGCTGAAACTGTATGGAATGCAATCAAGAACTTCCTGTCAGGCTTGATGGATGGAATCAAGACAATTTTCAGCAATGTGTGGAATGCGATAAAAAACACTGTTTCCACAGTGATCAATGCAATCAAGACAGCAATTGAAACTGTCTTCAATGCGATAAAAACAACCATTTCAAATATTTGGAATGGTATCAAGACAACGGTGACAACGGTCATCAATGCGATAAAGACCACCATTTCAACGGTCTTCAATGCAATAAAGTCCACAATCACCAACATCTTGAATGGTATCAAAACGACATTCAGCAACATTTGGAATGGTATCAAGACCACTGTCACCAATGTTATCAATGGTGTAAAGACAGGGATCAGCAATGGTCTGAATGCAGTGAAAAGCACTGTCACCAACATTCTGAATGGTATTAAGAACACATTCACCAATGTGTTCAACGGTGTGAAGAACTTTGTCAGCGGAATTGTGAATTGGTTGAAGGGCATATTCAACTTCAATTGGTCACTTCCAAAGATTAAACTTCCACACTTTTCAATCACAGGTTCATTCAGCTTGTCACCACCTTCCATCCCACATTTAAGTGTGGAATGGTACAAGAAAGCAATGGATGATGGTATGATTATGAATGAACCAACAATCTTTGGTTATGATGAAGCAACCAACAAATTCCTTGCAGGTGGTGAATCAGGAAGTGAAACAGTTGTTGGAACAAAGAACCTGATGGATATGATTCAGACAGCGGTGACTTCTGAAAACAATGTTCTGATTCAGTTCTTCACCACACTGATTGATCTGCTTGAAGATTTCTTCCCACAGGTTCTTGAACAAATGGGATATGACCTTGTTCTTGACACAGGGGTTTTGGTTGCGGAAACTGCACCACAGATGGATGATGAACTTGGAAAAATATTCAGAAGGAAAGGAAGACAATAAATGAATTCAGTCACATTTGGAACAAAAAATTCATACAAGGATTTTGGACTGATTCTGACTTCAAAAGACATTGGTCTTCCTGATCCGAAAACAGAAACAGTGGACATTGCAGGTGCTGATGGTGTCATTGACCTGACAGAAGTCTTGACTGATGACATCAAATATAAACAGCGGAAACTGCAATTCACATTCACTGTGATGGATTCAATGCATGAATGGTCTGCAATCTTGTCAGAAATCAGCAATTATGTTCATGGGAAAAGGTTGCGGATTCTGCTTGATTGGGACAAAAATTATTATTATGAAGGAAGATGCAAAGTCAATCAGTTCAAAACGAACAAAAGACTTGCAACCATTGTGATTGATGCAGAAGTTGATCCATACAAACTTGAAGTCAACAGTTCAAGCACACCTTGGATTTGGGACACTTTCAGTTTCATTGATGGAATCATATATCTGAACACAGTGAATGTCAGTGGTTCAATCACAGTCAATCTTCTGAACAGAAGAAAGATTGTGTCACCAACATTCACTGTGACTTCTGCAATGAAGGTCAATTTTAATGGAAAAACCTATGATCTACCAAAGGGAACAACAACAGTTCTTGGAATCCGTTTGCAGGAAGGTGATAATTATGTGACTTTCACAGGAACAGGAACAGTGACTATTGACTATAAGGGGGGAAGTCTATAAATGTATCAGGTATTATGTGACAACCTTCCACTGTTTGATTTGCGTGATGAAAACCTTGTGTTGCAGTCACCAAAGGTTGACTTGCAGGACAACAGTGCAGGATCATTTGAATTCACCATATTTCCCAAACATCCCTATTATGACAGCATTCAGAAGATGAAGTCTGTCATTCAGGTAATGGACAATGAAGAAGAAATCTTCTGTGGAAGGGTGATTGATGAATCTATTGATTTTCACAACAGGAAAAAGGTGGTCTGTGAAGGGGAACTTGCTTTCTTCAATGATTCCATTCAAAGACCTGCTGTCTATCACAATCAGACTGTCAGGGCATACTTGCAGACACTGATCACCATTCACAATTCACAGGTGGATGAAAGCAAGCAGTTTCAGATCGGTTCAGTCACTGTTGTGGATAACAATGATTCCCTTTATAAATATACCAATTGGGAAAGCACAATGCAGGTCATCAAGACAGACCTGCTTGACACTTATGGTGGACATTTACGGATCAGGAAAGTCAATGGAATCAGGTATCTTGATTATTTGCAGGACTATCCGAACACCAACACACAGGTCATTGAATTTGGAAAAAATCTGCTTGATTTTACCAAGGGGATTGATGTTCAGGACATTGCAACAGCAGTCATTCCCCTTGGTGCAAAGCAAGAAGAAAGTGCGGTGGAAGGTCTTGAAGAAAGACTGACCATTGCTTCTGTGAACAGCGGTGTTGATTTTGTTTATTCAGAATCGGCGGTCAAGACATATGGTTGGATTTATAAGACAGTAACATTTGATGATGTCAATGTTCCTGCAAATCTAAAAAGAAAGGGCGAACAATACCTTGCAGACATCCAATTTGAAAATGTGACACTTGATGTTCAGGCTGTTGACCTGCACATGATGGATGTGGACATTGAAAGAATCAAGATGTTGGATGAAATCAGGGTTGTGTCTGAACCAAATGGACTTGACAGGTTCTTCCCTGTCACCAAGATGTCCATATGCATTGACACACCTTCCAAGAACAAGATCACGCTTGGACAGACTGTTTCAAGTGGGATGACAGGTTCAGCTTCATCTGCAAACACAAAATTGATGAAGCAGATCACTGACATTCCATCAGCAGGAAGCATTGTGAAGGAAGCGGTGGACAATGCAACAGCACTGATTCATTCTGCACTGAATGGACATGTGGTTATCACAGAAAACGCTGATGAACTGTTGATCATGGACACTGATGACATCAAGACTGCAAGGAAACTTTGGCGGTGGAATCTGAATGGTCTTGGTTATAGTTCCACAGGATATGATGGGACATATGAAACTGCAATCACAATGGATGGTCAGATTGTTGGATCAAGACTTGTGGGAAATTCTGTGTCCGCTGAAAAATTGGAAGTGTCCTATAAATCATCAGTTGAAAAGAAGATCAGTGATGCAGAAAGCAATGCAGAAGACTACACTGACAGCAAACTGACAGGATATTGGACAAGGGTTCAGGTTGAAACAGCAATCAAGAACACCAAGGATTCCATCATCATTTCTGCACAGGAAACAGCGGAAGACTACACTGACAACAAACTGAAATCCTACTATACAAAGGCACAGATTGATGTCAAGACCAACAGCATTGAAAGCACTGTCAGCAAGAAACTGAATTCTTCTGAACTATCCACAAAGATTCAGCAGAATGCAACAGCGGTCAGAATTGCTTGGAACAACTGTTCAAGATATATCCAATTTGAAAATAGTGAACTGTGCATCTATGATTATAGCAACTATAAGCTGATGACTTTGAATTCAAGCGGTTGTTGGTATTATCGTGATGGAATCACCATTGGAAAGATTGGAACAAACAGTTGGTCAGGTGATTCTTCCTTCAAGGGACTGGTGTTTGACCTTGAAAGTCAAGCAAAATACATGTGTTGGTCAAGCAAGGAAACACCAACTGCAAATGTATACACTGTCAGATTGATTTATTATCAGGACAGTTCCAAATACAAAAAAGGACTGCACTTTTCCTGTCCGACATATGCAAATGGAAATCTGTATCTGTCCGATAATTACAGACTGTATCAATATAGTGATGGTGCAGTTGGATATGATGGTGCTTTCTATTTCAGGGGCGGTGCTATCATTCAGAACTATTCAGATTTGGCTTTATATGGTGGAACACGCTTCATTGCATACAATAATGTTTCTATTGATTTCTATTCAGGAATTGACATGCATGGATTTTCCATCAGCAATCAGTCTGATGCAAGGATGAAGAAGAACATTCAACCGACAAAGGTTGAAGCACTAAAAATTTTGAATGCGTTTGATTTGAAAGAATTTGATTGGGTTCAGGGTGGATCACATGAAGACATTGGAATTATAGCACAGCAACTTCAACTGATTGCACCTGACTTGGTTCAGGAAGAAAAGGATGGTCACTTGTCTATCAAGACCACCAAATTCATTTTCTATCTGATCAAGGCAATTCAGGAATTATCAGGTGAAGGATATGAAAAAGTTCCTTGGTCTGATCCATACACACTACTTGAAAAGGCTGAATTTTGTGCAAAGTTGGAACAGTCCAATCCAACTGAACGCAAGGACAAAGACAAGTTAGAACCTGAAACCATTCAGATTCCTATAAAAAAATAAGAAAGGCGGTCAAAGAATTATGGACAAACAACCACTGTCAATCATGCTTGAAAATGCAAAAAGGATGACATTTCAGGCTTTCAATCAGGTTCAGGAAAAGACACAGCTTCCTGCATTCCTGATGGAAGGGATTGTGATGGAACTTCTTGCAGACATCAGGAATCAGAAGAACATTGAACTGATGTCAGACTTCAACAGAATGAACGAACAGGAAGATCAGAAAAAGGAAGGTGAAAAATAATGGCAGACATTAAAAAATACACAGATCAGATTGCACAAGCGGTCTATGGTGAAGAAGTCAGGTCTTCCATCATCAATGCACTGAACAAGGTCAATGATGACAATAACAGTTATCAGGACATCAAGGATCAGATTGTTGAAGCAAAAGGTGAAGTTGACAAGCAGGTTGCAAATTTTGATGCAAAGGTCAAATCTGCACAGGATGCCACATCTGCACTGAACACTGCAATCAGCAATGCCAACACAGCAAAAAGTCAGTTGACCACTGCAACTTCTTCTGCAAACACTGCAAAGACCAATCTTGATGCATCTGTGAAAACAGCGAACACAACCAAGAAAGCGGTTGACACAGCAACCACCAATGCAAACAAAGCAAAGACTGATGCTGAAACAGCAAAGACCAATCTTGACAAGTCCATCAGCAGTGCGAACACAGCAAAGACCAACTTGGAAACTGCAATCAAGAATGCACAGACTGCACAGACCAATTTGGAAGGTGCAACAGACACAGCGAACACTGCAAGAAGCAATCTGACCACCACCATCAACAGTGCAAACACAGCAAAGACTGAACTGGAAAAGGTCATCACCAATGCAGGAACTGCACAGACCAATCTTTCCAAGAAGATCACAGAAGCGGAAACCACACTTTTCAATCTGAACAGTGCAAATCAGCTTGCAACTGAAAACATTGAACAGTTGGATGCAAAGAATGCAACCGCTGTTCAGAACATCAATGATTTAAGGGATGAAAACTTCAATGCACAGGAAATCTTGGTTGGTGTTGAAGACATCAAAGCATACCTTGGATTGAATGATGAAGACATTGTTGGTGTTCAGGTGGACTACAAGAACAAATCATTTCAGAGATTAGCAGGTGCATACAACAAAGCAGGTGGTGTGGACTTTGATGAATTTGAAATGTTTGGTGGAAGAAAAAGATGCAATGTTTCTGATGATGGAACAATAGTTGCTTGGTTTGGTGATGACAACTTTGCAGAAGATGGATCAATGGGACAGGTCATGGTGTATCAACCTGCATTTTATTACAAGGTTGTTCCCCTTGTCCTTGAACCGCAGTCTGACGGTGTTGGTTATCATATGCGGAAAGCAAACTATTATGTCAGCAGTAAACCAAAGACAGGGTTCAAAAGACATCCGCTGTTCTATGACAAGAATGGTGATGAAATTGAATTTGCACTTCTGTCCGCATATGAAGGTTCAATCTATGATGTTTCCGCAGAAGCATTTCTGTATGCTGATGAACAGGTCATGACCGTTGGTGAAGACCTGTTCTGTTCCATCAGCGGTGCAAAACCTGCAAGTGGTAAAACACAGCTTCTGACAAGACCAAACATTGAAACAATGGCACAGAACAGGGGTTCAGATTGGCATGGTGATCTGATCAAGGCTGAAAGTGCAAATCAGCTTCTGATGATCATTGAAATGGGTATGATGAACTTGCAGACTGCTATTGGTCAAGGTGTTGTGTCGGTTGCAGATACACCAAACACTGAAAACAACAGCATTCAGACAGGTGGAACTTCTGCACTTGGAAATGCAACTGGAAAAGCGGATGGTGCAGAAGGAAAGGTGTCTGTGACATATAGGGGTGTTGAAAATCCTTGGGCCAACATTTGGAAGTTTGTCTATGGTGTCAACATTCATGGAAATGGAAGTCAGAAGGGTGGAATTCCTTACATCTGCAATGACTTTGTATTTGCTGAATCCAAGAATTCAGGCAATTATGAAAGTGCAGGGTTCACTGTCACCAATGTAAACGGATATATTTCTGCAATGGGATATGGCAATGAAGACCTTGATTGGATTTTCTTTGCTTCTGAAACGCTTGGAAACAGTTCAATTCCTGTTGGTGATTACACCTATGTCACCACTGACCTGAATGGATATAGGATTGCTCTATTGGGCGGTGGTTGGAATAATGGTGCTAGTGCGGGCGGTTTCTGTTGGAATCTGAGTAACGGTGTCAGCGGTCGGTATCGGAATGTCGGCGGTCGCTTGGTGTATGTTCCCACAAAGCAGACCGCAACCGCATATGAAACCAACATCAACTCATGGAAGCAGAAGATGGTTGCATAACAGCAACCATCTTTCACTTTTGGTCAGACAAGGCTGAATTTCCTGTTGTCGCTTCCTGCAACAAAAATCATCTGAAAAGATTACTCAATTAGGCAGTAATTGGAATAATGGTGCTAATGCAGGCAGTTTCTATTGGAATCTGAATAACAGTGTCAGCAATCGGAATCGGAATATCAGCAGTCACTTAGTAAATGCGTAAACTGTAAAGGTTGATTCAGGAAAGTTCCAAGGCGGTTCTTTCCTGTTTTAATATGTGGAACTTGTCTGACCATGCCACTTGGCAAAACACAAAAGTCCTGTTCCAATCGGATCAGGCACAGAAGGGAAACTGTTTTGGTAGACTGCAAATGCAGGTTGAAGAATCGGTTTTTACGCATACAAAGCAAGGATGAAGATTCAATGTGAAAAGAGTTGGGAATCTGTATGAAAAGATTTATGACATAGAAAATTTGAGAAAAGCACACCAAAATGCAAAGAAGGGAAAGGGGTGGTATAAAGAAGTCAGGGAAATTGAAAAAGAACCTGACAAGTATCTGTATGAATTGCAGGATATGATGAAGAACCACACCTATAAAACATCAGATTATGAAGTGTTTTATAAAAAGGAAGGGACAAAGACAAGAAAGATTTATAAACTTCCATACTTCCCTGACAGGGTTGCACAGTGGGCGATTCTTCAAGTCATAGAACCTTATATCATCAATCATCTGATTATTGACACATATTCAGCAATTCCCAAAAGAGGAATCCACTTTGGTCTGAAAAGGGTTCAGACAGCAATGCAGACAGATGTCAAGGGGTGTCAATACTGCTTGAAGTTGGATGCAAAGCACTATTATCAATCAGTGAACCATGACATCCTGAAAGCAAAATACAGAAGGATGTTCAAGGATCAAGACCTGTTGTGGATTTTGGATGAAATTATTGACAGCATAGACACAGCGGATGAAGAAGACCTGATTTCCATATATCTTCTTGATGAAGACATTGATCCTGAAACTGGAATTCCAATTGGAAACTATCTTTCACAGTACAGTGGAAACTATTATTTCAGCGATTTTGACCACTGGATGAAGGAAGTCAAGCATGTGAAGCACTATTTCAGGTATATGGATGACATTGTGATCTTTGGTGAAACCAAGGAAGAATTGCACAGATTGCTTGCAGACATTGATGAATACTTTATGACCAACATGAAGTTGAAGATCAAGGACAATTGGCAGATATTTCCGACATATGTCAGGGGTGTTGATTATCTTGGATATAGAATTTTCATGAACTATGTCCTATTAAGAAAATCAACCTGCAAGGACATGAAAGCAAAAATGACAAGGATTAAGGAAAAGGTCAGCAATGGAAACCTGATGAATTATTCAGAATGGTGTTCAATCAATTCATATAGGGGTTGGTTGAAACCTGTGAATTCATTCAGGTTGGAACAGAAATATATTCAACCGCTGATTCCACATGCTATGAAATATTATGAAACGATAATAAAACCAAAAAAGAAAGGGGTGCTATTAGCATCATGAAAGACTATGGAAAGCAAAGAAGCACTGTTGAACCAAAGTCCCTTGACATCACTGAAACCAAGGTCTTTGTTGCAACAGACATCCATCAGGTCACTGTTCAGATGGAAGAACAGCAGGTGCAGGAATATGAATTCAACCTTGTGGAATATGACAAGGATGAATACATCAAGTTGATTGATGAAGAAAACAAAAGTCTGAACCTGCAAATGACACAGGCACAGGAAGCAATGTGTGAAATCTATGAAATGATGATGTAAAGAAAGGGTGAAGGACATGGAAATTTCAGCAATGGCAAAGGTGTATGCAGATTTGATCATTAAAGGCAGGAAGTCCATCAATGAAGTTCCTGAAAGGATCAGGGATCAGGTAAAGCAGGAACTGATTGACAGGGGTTTTCCTGAACTTACAGAAGGTGATGACTGATGTTTCAGTTTATCATATACCAAATCTTATTCAGAAAGGATGTGAAACAGATGGCAATTGTTTATGCAACGCTGATTGTAAAGGGCAGAAAGACCATTGGTGATGTCCCTGAAAAGATCAGGGAACAGGTCAAACAGGTTCTGATTGATCTTGACCTTCCTGAACTTGCAGAGTGAAGGAAAAAGCAATCAACACAGTGATCCCCCACAAGAAATCTTGTGGGGGATTCCCAATTCAAGAAAGGCAGGTTGAAAATTATGAAACAGGGAATTTGCACTGGAATTGGTGTGGTTGGTGGGTTCATTGCTTCCCTTTTTGGGGGGTGGGACACAGGTTTGATCACGCTGATTATTTTCATGGCAATTGATTATGTCAGTGGAATTGTAGTTGCAGGGGTATTCCACAACAGCAAGAAGACTGACACAGGCACACTTGAAAGCAGGGCAGGATGGAAAGGACTTTGCAGGAAGTGCATGACACTTCTGTTTGTTCTGATTGCATACAGACTTGACTTGGTGATTGGTTCAAATTACATCAGGGATGCAGTCATCATTGGATTCATTGCAAATGAAACAATTTCCATTGTGGAAAATGCAGGTCTGATGGGACTTCCCCTTCCTGAAACCATCACCAAAGCAATTGATGTCCTGACTTCCAAGAAGAAAGATGGTGATGACTGATGGGAAAACAGAAAGGAATTGATATTTCCTATTGGCAAGGAAATGTGGACTTTGCAAAAGTAAAAGCTGATGGAATTCAGTTTGCAATTTTGCGTGAAGGTTACAGACAGACAGTTGATTCCAACTTCCACACTTATGTGCAGGGATGCAAGAATGCAGGAATCCCTGTTCTTGGTGTCTATCATTTCAGTTATGCACTGAATGCGGATCAGGCAAAGCAGGAAGCGGTCTTCTGTCTTGATCAGGTGAAGAAAGCAGGTCTTGGAAAGGATGTCATCATATTCTTTGATTTTGAGTATGACACCATCACCAAGGCAAAACAGCAAGGTGTGGTGCTTGGTTCAAAGGAATGCAATGCACACACCAAAGCATTTTGTGAATACATCACAAGTCAGGGATATAAAGCAGGAATCTATTCAAACATTGACTATTACAAGAACATGTATGACAAGAATCTGCTTGCAAAATATGTCTTTTGGCTTGCACATTACACCAATGGTGATCCTGCATATTCCTGTTCCTTCCAACAGTACACAAGCAGTGGAAAAGTGAATGGAATCAATGGAAATGTGGACATGGATTGGTTTTTTGGCAATATCGGAAAGGATGAAGTGAACATGAAATCAAGAAGTGCTGTTGTTGCACAGGCGGTTGCATGGATCGGATGCAAGGAATCTGATGGTTCACACAAGAAAATTATTGATGTGTATAATTCGCATAAACCGCTTGCAAGGGGATATGCAGTGAAGTACACTGATGCATGGTGTGCAACCTTTGTTTCTGCATGTGCTATCAAGGCAGGTGTCACTGACATTCTTCCTACTGAATGCGGTTGTGAACCTATGGTCAATCTGTTCAAGAACCTTGGTGAATGGGTTGAAAGTGATGCATATGTTCCCAAAGCAGGTGATGTCATCTTCTATGATTGGGATGACAGTGGAAGCGGTGACAACACAGGTTGGACTGACCATGTTGGAATTGTTGAATCCTGTGATGGAAAGAACATTGTTGTCATTGAAGGAAACAAAAGCAACGCTGTTGGAAGAAGGACACTTGCAGTCAATGGAAGATACATCAGGGGTTTTGGTGTTCCCAAATACACTGACAACGGTTCAAGCACACCTGTCACACCTGCAAAGAAGTCTGTTGATACCATTGCAAAGGAAGTCATTCAGGGACTTTGGGGGAATGGTGATGACCGCAAGAACCGCTTGACAAGTGCAGGATATGATTACAATGCTGTTCAGTCCAAAGTCAATCAGATGCTGAAAGGTCAGACCACCACTGTTCCAAAGAAATCTATTGACGAACTTGCAAAGGAAGTGATCAATGGAAAATGGGGAAATGGTGATGCAAGAAAGAAAGCCTTGACTGATGCAGGTTATGATTATAACGCTGTTCAGCAGAAGGTCAATCAGCTTCTTTCTGCTTCCACTTCCAATCTGAAATCCATTGACACCATTGCAAAGGAAGTCATTCAGGGCAAATGGGGCAACGGTGAAGCAAGGAAACAGGCACTGACCAAAGCAGGATATGATTACAACACTGTTCAGAAACGTGTGAATCAGATGCTTTCCTGA